CTTGTCGGTTACCAGCACCCAAACCAACATTGATAGCCACATCGTATTGGTTAGCCCATGTACGAGGGTCAAACTCTACGAATTCACCACGCATACGCACCAAACGAGGCTTGTCTTGGTACTTGCACAAGAGATGCAAGATGCCTTGGAACAAAGACTTAACACCAGTCTCTGCAAAGATTCGAGCCATCAGTTCAATCTTACCTGCGCCAGCTTGTTGCATCGAGGCAACTGCTGCTGCTGTGACATTCTGCAAGATAGCAGGGTCAAGACCTTGTGAAGCATCAGATACACCAGTACGCTTAGACTGGACTGTATCCAAGTACTGAAGCATCGGGAAAGCCTGTGCTGCCACATTCTGCACAACCAGTTGTTGAACAGCATTAGGTGACTTAGCACGAATAACACCACCTGCGGTAGATGTAAGCAAATCGTCAAGGTTAACCTGACCCTCAACAGCAACCACTCGTGCATTGTTTGTCAGATACAAGTTATCCAACATCTGACGAGTGATAGTAGTCTTAATCAGTTGCAAGTCAGTTGTTCGGTCAGCAAGTGAGTTGCCAAAGAACTTGTGTGGAATTGGGATTGGGCAGATTGAATGGAATGGAACATAGTCCACTTCCTCAACCATTTCCTTACCATCCTCATCTTGGAGAATCTCGTTTGAAGCGTAGAAAACCTGAGTCAGAGTAGCAATACCTTTGCCATTCATGTCAGTTTTAACATAGCACTCAAAGACCTCAATCTCTTGCATAGATGGGTCATCAGTCTGAACTTGGTAAGGCTGCTCACCAGCAGAATAACGAGCAACTCGCTCTGGTGTGTAGGCTAGTGCATCATCCATCTGCAAGCCTTCGACTTGTTTTTTGTTGAAACCCATAGCAATCAAATCACTACGAGTCAACATCTGACGATGTGCTACAAATGGGCTGTCAGCAATAGTACGAGCCTTCTTGCTAATCAAGAACTCCTCTGGAGGAACGTTCTCAATCGTAACTTTGCCTGATTTCTTACGCTTTTGGACTACGACATTGTGCGTAGAACCCATGACTGGCATACCAGTTGGGTCAATGACTGGCTGACCCATTGGGTCATAGATTGGAAACTCTGTCGTATCTTGCTCGACAATTTCCATGCTTTCATCACTCATTAGCATTGCCAACTCGTCATCAGACAAGTCATAGTAACGCTCTTTAGTAATGTCTTCTTTGTTTTCCCAATATGCTTTTAGGATGCCGTTCTTCTGCATCAAGGCATCTTTGAACCAGTCATGCAGAATGGCTACGCCTTCATTGTCACGCAAGAATACCCAATTACAGTAATCAGTAGCTTGCTTGGCAGACGCTTCGTCTTGAGGGCCTTGTGGCTCAAAGATAACAATATTATCTGAGCCTGTGAAAATACGAACTAAGCTAGGTAACGCACCATCAATCGCTTCTGCTACTTCTCCAGTAACAATCTGAGATTTACCCTCAATTTCTGTCCCGTAAGGTTGACGTAAGTAGGCTTGTAATGCTTGCTTTCTTTGCTCTACAGTCTCACTCTCGATAAACCCGATAGCATCGTCAATTTCCGCTTGCAGAATAGATTTCAGTTCAGTTTGTCTCATAAAGCATTAACCCACTCGTAAGGTTTAGTAAAAGTCATAGTGTTACGCTTTCTTACATTTAACGCTTCAGGAATGACTTGGATATTCGCAGCACAATGAAATCCAGACGCAGTTTTAGATTGCAATGGAATCATGTGGTCTATGTGCCATTTTACATTAGTTACAGCACTTCTGCGTCTAGAAAGTAATGCCGCCTCGTGCATTACAAAAGCATCAAATTCGCCATACCACTTTGGGGTAGCATTTATTTGTGATGCTCTGCGTTTATGAAAATCAGCCAAAATCTTATCTGGATTGTCTTTTTTCCATCTTTTAAGATTTGCTTTTTGCTTTTCTCTGTTCTTTTCTTGCCAGTCTTTTTTGTACTGAGCCATTTTTTCAGGGTTAGCCTCTCTCCAAGACTTATTTTTATCCCTGTTAGCAACATCCCAATTATTTTTCAATTGCTTAGTAAACTCAATACAGGCATCACAAAGACAATCACCATTGAGACTGCGGTCAGCAATACCGCCACGTTTACATGGCTTACCAGTAAAGTAAGTTTTAAGCCCTAAGGCTTTAGCTTCCTTCCTGTTTGCTGGTTTGCTCATTTTTGTCCTTTGGAGGGCGTCCCATTCTGGGTTTGTCCGATTTTAACTCCTTAATGACATTTTCCAACATTTCGATTCTTAATTCAAGTTCTTTTACTTTAGGGGCTAAATTTACCCCTTGTCGCTCTAAATACATCAGACAATCCATTTCGGCATTTGGTTAATCGGTTTAGACCATGTACTGTGACCTTCATCAAGTCCAAGGGCTAAGTAGCGGAATGAGTCCGAGCCATGCGATGACCAGTCATGCAATGGACGCTCATAGAAAATCTTACGCTTCTCATCGTAATCTCTGCGGTAGTTTCTCAGGCAGTTCAGTCCTGTTTGAACTTTTGGCACATTGAACCAACACCTTGGAAGCAACCTTCTGACAGCTTGAATACCATCATCTAAGCCCATCCTTGGTGCTATCTTTATCTCTAACCCTGCTTCCTCAAGCATCTCTAATCGGCTTTTGCCAGAGCCTAACTCTCTTACTCTTACGTCATGGGGCAGAATATGCTCTGCTTTTGTATAGTCATTATCCCGAATCCATTTTACATAGTGGTCTAGTCCAACACCATGATTCTCGTAATAGTCGATTAGGCGCACCTCAGTACCTACTAACTGAGCAACCCAGATAGAAGTTGAATCACCCATACCCAAGTCCCAAGCAGTAAATGTACGGCTTAGTTCCTCTCTGGGAATCTCTTGCATATGGTGCTTGTCTTCAAGTTCATTGAGGATTTGTCCATAGTAAGAGCCTTCTACAGCAGCGTCAAAGCTACATTCAAACTCTTGGCGGTACTTATCCTCACCCATCTCATTACGAGCAGCCTTGAGTTCTACCTCATCCACCACCCCTGTTTCTGAGGCTTTGAACTCTAGCAAACCCCATCCATCCTCAGTTTCTGCCCTGTCTCGCAGTTCTTTGAAGTGGTTGTGACCTTTGGGTGTACCAATGAACATACACCAGCCTTTTCTGTCAGCTAGTGCAGGTCTGATAATGTCTGTCCAAATCTTAGGATTCTGGTCACCAATCTCGTCTAGGATTACTCCATCGAAATACTGACCACGCAATGCTTCAGGATTGTCTGAGCCATAAAGCTGGATACGCCTACCCCAGAAGTCAACTCGCAACTCAGAGATGTTATTAGTACCGCCTAGCGGTGTAGCGTATTTAACGAGATAGTCCCAAGCCACTCGTTTAGCTTGTCCATAGGTAGGCGCAATGTATGCATATCTAGGTGCTTCCTTCTGATTGAGGATAGCGTCCTTGATTAGATGGTTAATCGCAGAGACAGTCTTGCCCATGCGCCTATGAGCAACAACAACACCAAAACGCTTACTGTCCATCAGTTCATGGATAGCAAGCTGTTGTTCTCTAGGCTTGTAAGGAATCTCGATTACTTCGCCCATGTAACTATGTGCTGAAGTGGTTGTTCAGAGTCTCCGCTTACTGTTACAGATGCCATATCAGGCATAGACTTACGCAACAGAATCTCTATTGCCTTCATCCTTGTAGGACTTAAGTCTTCAGTTACACCAAGTGCATGATTTTGCAAGACATTTAGTAATTGACTTACTTGAATTTTCTTGCGCACATCCTCTTGATGTAGTTTGTTTATTGGTCTTCCAGCCATGTTTGACTCCTCTAGGGTTGGTCAAGGTTAAGTTAATACTTTATTCTAACAAACTTCTTAATAATTTATCTTCTTCTTGTGGATAGCTATAAGATTTATTTACAGATAACTTTTCAGGATTGAAAATTTGATAAGTTATTTCACCAGTTTCTGAATCTTTTAACTTTAAACCATCAAAACCTTTTTGAATCAACTCATCAGTACTGTACTTATCAGTTTCATCCCATCCTCCTAGTTTCATTTTCTTTTCATCAAGAAAACGCTTAACTACCGCACCCTTGCCAGTTGCAGCAACTTCTCCAATATTTGGATTGTTAGTAAACCAAATAGTACCATCAGCAGATTTTGTTACGTCAAATCCTGATTTTTCAATTGCTTTAGCAGCTTTTGGTGAAGTTCCATGATAAATAAGTTCTTCACCTACATTCTTAATACTTGCGCCTACTGGCAAGCCTTTAGTAGCCTTACCTAGCAATCCTGCAACTGGTGCAACTGCCATAGCAGCCTCAACTGCTTCAGCACGAGGCTTAGTGGTCATTCCACTACCAGTAGTCAATGGCTCTCCATAAGCCATTCTTTCCATTGTCTGTTGGACAGCAGGAACTCCCAAGAGATTCATCAACATCTCTACA